AATATGCCAAGCCACATGGCTATGAGTTTCGTTGAAAGAGTTAAAAATGAGATTCATCAAAGACGTATTCCAAGTCAAACAGGCGGTGGCCAGAACGTTATTGACAGTGCATACAATCCATTAAGCATTAACGAAGATTATTTCTTCCCACAAACGGAAGGCGGTCGTGGAAGTAAAGTAGAAACGCTACCTGGCGGTACTAACTTAGGTGAAATTGATGACTTAAAGTACTTTACTAACAAGTTATTCCGTGCATTACGTATACCAAGTAGCTATTTGCCAACTGGTGCTGACGATAGTCAAGCACAATACAATGATGGTCGTGTAGGCACAGCGTACATTCAAGAGTTACGCTTTAACAACTACTGTATGCGTCTACAAAGTTTAATTACAAGTATATTTGATCAAGAATTCAAACGCTATTTGTACAGCAGAGGCGTCAATATTGACAGCAGTTTGTTTGAAATCAAGTTCCAACCACCACAAAACTTTGCGGCTTACCGCCAAGCAGAGGTAGACGGACAGCGTATTAACACATTTAATACTATTCAAGCAATACCTTACATAAGCAAACGCTTTGCTATGAAGCGTTTCTTAGGCATCACAGATGAAGAGTTGGCAGAAAACGAACGTCTATGGCGCGAAGAGAAAGGCACTGCTACTATTACTGGTACAGATGCTAGTGGCGAATTACGCAGTGTAGGTATTAGTGCCGCTAACATTGACAGTGATTTAGAATTGGGCGATACAACTGCGCCAGAAGATGTAGCACCACCAGAAGGTGCACCAGCAGCCGATGCAGGAGCAGGAGCAACGCCTGCGGCACCGCCTGCGGCAGCACCAGCAGCCTGATAAATAATCGTATGATATTAAGAGAATTATTTTATCTAGATCCAGAAACGCGAAGAGTCAGTAATGACTTTCGCTTTGATGCGGCAAGAGATATTGAAGAATTACAGCGTAGTGACACACGCAAAACACGTTTAACTCTTAAACAAATTAACGAATTACGTAAAAGTTCTGAAGCACACATTCTAGAACAAGAAGAAGAATTAGAGTTTGTGCATGAAATGTACGGAACTGCACCTCCTCCAGCGGCATAAAAGATAAATTCTCTGTATGAGAAACTTTGTCTTTGGTAATGGCAAGAGCCGCCTTAATATTAAATTTGATGACGTAAAGCCCTACGGTAAAATATATGCCTGTAATGCAGTCTATAGAGATTATGCACCTGACTATTTGATAGCAGTCGATCCTAAGATGATTGTAGAAATAGAAGCATCTAAGTATCAATTAAAACATCAAGTCTGGACAAATCCTAATAGTAGATACAAGGGATTTGAGGGATTTAATTACTTTAATCCCAGTTTAGGTTGGAGCAGTGGGCCCACAGCATTACACTTAGCATCTACGCACAAACCACAAGAAGTTTATTTCTTTGGTTTTGACTTTCAAGGTGAAAACGGATTGTTAAACAATGTGTTTGCTGATACACCTAACTATAAGAAAAGTACAGAACCCGCAACGTTCTACGGCAACTGGACTAGACAGACTGAACAGGTAATAAGAGACAATAAACAAACTAAATATTATCGAGTAGTAGACAACAATTATCACGATCCAAAATGGCAATTTGCCAACTTTAGGCACATAACTTACGAAAGTCTACGCGAAGTTATGAAAAGTTGGTAAAATGCCTCGAATTCACACCATTATAGCACTGTTTTTTACATAATGTGTAAATATTTTATGACAGCTCATACCTATAGGAGAACTTAACATGACTGACCGTTCAAAATTCGAGCAGATGCTCGAGCACTTAATTAATGAAGACGAACAAAAAGCCAAGGAACTATTTCATGATATCGTAGTTGCAAAATCACGCGAAATTTATGAAACGTTACTTGCCGATGATTTCAATGAAAGCGAAGTACCAGGCGAGATGCCTGCGGAAGAGCCAGCTGACATGGCAGCAGCCGAAGCGTCAATGGGCGGCGATGCAGCCGACGACATGCTAGGCGACATTGAAGATGATGGCGCAGAAGGCGAAGAAGATTTTGGTGACGACGCTGAAGATGGCGTTGACCTTTCAGGTGGCGATGTAGAAGGACTACAAGACCGCGTAGTAGATTTAGAAGATGCATTAGATGCATTACGTGACGAATTTGAAAGCCTAATGGGCGGTGATGACACTGGCGAAGAAGGCGATGAGTTTGGTGGTGACGACATGGGCGACGAAGAAGTTCCAGAAATGGACGGCGCTGAAATGCCACAAGAAATGCCAGCAATGGAAGTTCGCGATGATGAAGAAGAAGATCCAGATATGGACGAAGCATTCATCCGTGAATATGTAGAAAAAGTAACAGCTAAAATGGGTGACAATGGTCAAAACACTAAGTCAACAGTAGCTGGTAAAAACGACATGGGCGGTACAACTGCTAATATGACCAAAGGCTTTGCAGACAACGGCAAAGGCGGTACACAAGGCGGATTGTTAAACCCAAGCACTAAGGATCAAAACGGCGGTAACGTCAATGTTCCTGGTGGTAAAGCTGGTGTGAAGCACTTGAAAACTGTTTCCGCTGGTCATGGCGCAGAGAAGAAAGGCGCAAAACCTGATAGCGAAAAGAGCTTATTAGGCCGTTAATATGTCAAAAATCAACTATCTTCGCGAAAACCTCAGCTTCGACCAGGCCCGTATGGTGGTCGAGTCTGAAGGCGAAAACGGGAAGAACCTATACATGAAGGGTATCTGCATACAAGGTGGCATTAAAAATGCCAACCAACGTGTGTACCCTGTGGATGAGATTGAGCGAGCTGTCAAAACTTTGAACGATCAAATTAGTGGCGGATACTCTGTATTAGGTGAAGTTGATCATCCTGATGATTTAAAAATTAATTTGGACCGTGTGTCCCACATGATTACTGAAATGTGGATGGACGGTCCAAATGGTTATGGAAAGTTTAAGATATTACCAACTCCTATGGGACAACTAGTGAGAACTATGTTAGAAAGTGGGGTTAAGTTGGGAGTGTCAAGTCGAGGCTCAGGTAACGTCAGCGGTGACGGAACTGGAAGAGTTAGCGATTTTGAGATTATCACAGTGGATGTGGTAGCTCAACCCAGTGCACCGGGAGCATATCCTACGCCAATTTATGAGCACCTGATGAATAGTCGTGGTGGTTATAATGCCTTACGCATAGCGCAAGAGGTTAAGGGTGATCCGGCAGCACAGCGTTATTTAAAAGAGAGCTTATTAGGTATAATAAGCAAACTCCAATAAAAGGAGAATCACATGTTGGATGCACTAAAATCTTTATTTGAAAACAATGTGATTTCTGAGGATATCAAGGCGCAAATCGAGGAAGCATGGGAAGCTCGTGTAAACGAGAATAAAGAACAAGTTACTCAAGCGTTAAGAGAAGAGTTCAGTCAACGTTATGAACACGACAGAGCTGTGATGGTAGAGGCTATTGACCGTATGGTTAGTGACCAACTAGCACCAGAGATTGCCGAGTTCATCGAAGACCGCGCTCAGTTAGCTGAAGCTAAAGCCAAGTATGCAGTTAAGATGAAGAAAGATGCGGCAATAATGAAGGAATTCATTACACGTCAACTAGCTTCTGAAGTACAAGAATTGCATGAAGACCAAAAAGTCATGGCTTCAAAATTCTTCAAACTAGAAGAATTTGTAGTAGAAGCACTAGCCAATGAAATTGCTGAATTTTACAGAGATAAACAAGATCTTGCAGAAACGAAAGTTCGCTTGATCCGTGAAGGTAAAGAACAACTTGCTAAGATTAAAACTCAGTTTGTACAACGTGCCGCAGTAATGGTTGAAGGTCTTGTGGAGTCCAGCTTAAAAACTGAACTAACACAATTACGTGAAGACATTGATGCCGCTCGTAAAGCTGACTTTGGTCGTAAGATATTCGAAGCGTTTAGCAACGAATTTCAGACAAGTTACATTAATGAAAAATCAGAAGCTGCCAAATTGCTCAAGGTCATAGACAAGAAAGAATTTGAAATTGCTGAAGCACAATCCGTTGCCGTAACAGCACAGAAAGTCATAGAAAGCAAGGAAGCAGAAATTAATGCTCTTAAAGAGAGCATGGAAAGAAAACAAACTATGAATGAATTATTGGCTCCGCTTGCGGCAGACCAAAAAGGTATCATGGGTGAACTATTAGAGAGTGTGCAAACACATCGTTTAGTTGAAAGTTTTAATAAGTATTTGCCAGCAGTCATTGAAGGCAATGCTCCGCAGAAGAAACAGGCACTTGTAGAGGCAAAAGAAATAACAGGAAATAAAGAAATTTCCAACAGCAATCGTAGCAGCGAGCGAGATGGTCAGGTTATTGACATCCGCAGGCTCGCAGGACTAAAAATTTAAGGAGAATTTAAATGTCAGAACTACTACACGGCCGTTGGGCAGAGACCAAAGAGGCACTTCTAGAAGGCCTACAAGGTACTAAGCGTTCAGTGATGTCAGCTACTTTAGAGAACACTCGTAAGTATTTGTCAGAATCTGCAAGCACAGGTGCTACTTCTGCCGGCAACGTCGCAACACTAAATCGCGTGATCCTTCCAGTGATCCGTCGCGTTATGCCAACCGTTATTGCTAACGAGTTAGTTGGTGTACAACCAATGACTGGCCCAGTTGGTCAAATCCATACACTACGTGTTCGCTACAGCGATTCACTAAGTGGCGCATATGGTGCTACTGCTGGTGAAGAGGCTCTAAGCCCATTCAAGATTGCAGAAGGTTACTCTGCTAACAACGGTGCCGCCGCTACAGCCGCTTCAACAGCCGCTTTAGAAGGTGTTGCTGGTAAGCGTTTAAGCATCCAGATCTTGAAACAAACAGTTGAAGCTAAGACACGTAAATTGTCTGCTCGCTGGACTTTTGAAGCTGCTCAAGATGCACAAGCCCAACAAGGCATTGACATCGAAGCAGAAATCATGGCTGCTCTAGCACAAGAGATCACTGCTGAAATCGACCAAGAAATTATCGGTTCTTTAGTATCTTTAGCTGGTTCAAGCAACACAGAAGCTTTCGACCAAAGCGCAGTAAGTGGTACTGCTACATTCGTTGGTGATGAACATGCCGCATTAGCTGTTCAAATCAATAGAGTTGCTAACAGAATCGCCCAGCGTACACGTCGTGGTGCTGGTAACTGGTGTGTTGTATCACCAACAATGTTGACTGTTCTTCAGTCTGCAACTACTAGCGCATTTGCTCGTACAACAGAAGGTACATTCGAAGCTCCAACAAACACTAAGTTAGTTGGTACATTGAACGGTGCTATGAAAGTTTATGTTAACACATATTCTGCAGACACAACAGACGCTGGTAACAAAGTGCTTGTTGGTTACAAAGGTTCTAGCGAATCTGATGCAGCCGCTTTCTATTGCCCATACATTCCATTGATGAGCAGTGGTGTTGTACTTGACCCAACAACATTCGAACCAGTCGTATCATTCATGACACGTTATGGTTATGTTGAGTTGTCAAACACAGCTTCTTCTCTAGGTAACGCGGCTGACTACTTAGGTACAGTTACAGTTACTACAAGCAAGCTATCATTCAAGTAATCTAATTACTAGAATAAAAACTAAGCACCCTTCGGGGTGCTTTTTTACGGCTATACAGTTTAACAAGTTCGATAAATACTTTGTCTAGAACTTGCATACGGCAAGACTTATGCGGTTACCCACCGCGTAGACCTAGAACGTCAAAACATTAAGGAGAAACAAATGGGACGTCCAATTAATAAAAGATATTTTGGTTTAACATCAGGTTCAGCAGGAACTGAAGGTAATAACATTACAATTAACTGCCAAGTAGGTTCTAATGCAGAATCTGCTCAAGGTATTATTCTAGCACAGCGTTCAGTTCGTACATTTAAAGTCAACGATGCTGCCAATGGAACTGGCAACGAAGGTATTTGCACACTGGTAGATGCTGCCGCTGGATCATTAGGCGCAAATGAAATGTCAATCGTAGGTTTCGTTAACGGAACTTCTGTTAGAATTGCAAAACTATATAATAGAACGTGTAGAGATTTTAGCAACAATCGTTATAAGTGGGAAGTAACTGATGATTCATCAGCAAACTATATTGTTCTAACAGCTATCTAATATGTCAAAAGTAGTCAGAGTCCAAGATGGTGATTATAAAATAATCACACAAAGAAATGGTACTATAACATTAGACACGGGCAATCAAATTGGTCGTGTTGTTGTTACAGGTGATTTAACTGTATTAGGTAATACTAGTACAGTTAACTCTGAAACTTTGACTATTAAAGATAATATTGTATACTTGAACGTAGGCGAACAAGGCGCAGGTGTAACTCTTGAAACTTCTGGACTTACTATTGAACGTGGAACAGAGCAGGATGTAAGTTTCTTATTTGATGAAACACTATCATATACTTCACCGTTAGGTGTGACTCGTCAAGGTGCATTTAAATTTACAGATTCTGTAGGTAATTTAGTAGGCTTAAAATTTAACAGTTTACAAACTGGTGGCGGCGATTTATCAATCAACACAGGCGCAACAGGCACTGGAGCTATCAGTGTAAGTCAAGTTCCAGATTACGAAGATAGAGTCACTGATGACGATGATATTCCAAACAAAAAATTTATTAACGACTATGTAGCGGCGTCTGGCGGTGTTGCACTAGTTGATAGATTTTATAGATTTAACTTGGGAACATTGACTAACTATAACACAGGCGGCAGATCATATGATACTGGGGCAGGTGATGCAGACAGTAAAATTGTGTTTGAAGTTGACGGCATTACTCGAACAGAAATGAATACCACAGGTGTGAATATTTATGGAGAATTTTCTGTTGATCAGATACGGATCAAAGATAATTTTATAACTACCACAACTTCAAATAGTAATTTAGAACTGAGAGGTAGCAGTGCTGGATTGGTTCTAATTGATGATGCATTGGCTTTGAGTAATCAGTTTCCAGCACCAACAGCAACAGCAGGACAAAATAAAATTTTTAGCAGTGCAACTATTGGAACTGG